TATATAGGTGGAGCGCGGTTCCAATTTTACCAGCGTCAGATATAATTTTTTCAGCTGCTGCTTCTCCGACTTTTGCACGCCATTGTTTTAAAAATGATTTATCTTTTGTTTTATTTAAGACAGTAGTAACAGATGGTAAGCTTTCACCATCAGGTGTAAGATATAAACGGGAATCACCATCCTGTCTTTTAAGTTCTGCGTAATTATATTTCTTTACTAATTGCACATATGCTTATAGCATATTTTATACTTTTCCACCACTATTATATAACATGTAATCTCTGTTACCAGCAGCGTCTTTCTTTTTCATTATTTGTCCAATGTATTTAAATATCTGTGAATCTTTTAAACCCATTTCTCGAAGTCTATTTACTACAGAATAAAACATAGAAATTTTAGCACTGTCCATTTTATCTTGTGGTGGGTGAAAATGAGTCATGCCAGTTGAAGGACTTCTCATTGATCCCATGTCTTCTATATTTTGATTTATTTTCATTCTTCTAATTACACCAGGATTAGCAATATCAGATCCCATAATCCCTTTAGAAGGTCTAATAGCATAATGTGCTGCTTCAAAAGGTTCAGCTGACCACCATTGTCCAGGTTTTT